GAAATCTCCAAACTTTTCTCCTGCAAAAGCAGGAAAGTTATTAGAGGTAGAGCAAGATCCAAAGAAAGCTGGTAGCAGAGGTAATGCATACAAGCATACTAAGACGGGATTTAGAACAGATATACAACTTAATGTAAGGTCTAATTGGGAAGCTAATTTTGTAAGAGTACTTAATGGGTATGATATCAAATTTGAATTTGAACCAACAGTATTTTCTTTTCCAATCAAGAGGGGAACAAAGGGTTATACACCAGATTTTTTTATTAATAAAACTGGAGAATGGGTTGAGATAAAAGGATACCTGGATACAAAAAGTAAAGTTAAACTAAAAAGATTTAAAAGGTATTACCCAAAAGAATTTGAAAAACTAATATGCATCATCAGTAAGTACTCAAAAGATGCTCGAGAATTTATGGAAGAATTAGAGGTTCCAGTAGTGATATATTATGAAGATATAAGAACAGAATACAGTTCCCTGATTTTAAATTGGGAAGGGAAATAATTAATGGGAGCTTATAAAGAACAATATTACAACCTTGCAGAATCAGAAATGCAAGATCTTATAGCAAAAGCTAAGAAGGAAGATCCAAAGGCGCAGGAAGAATTACTAAAAGTATTTAATAACTTTCTAACCAAATATGTTTCACTTCTTTATCATTGCAGGTATAATCTTGATGACTATGACATTCGAAGGTTTATAAGTTTATTCGTTAAGAATTCTTTTGTCAGGTTTGCGTTAATGAAAAATAAATTAAATAAACCAAACTATAAACATGTTCAAGAAGTCATGAGCCGGAATACAGTACATGGCCAAAAGGTATGGTGACGAAGAAGATATCAGGCAAACTATAAACATGACCTTCTTTCAATGCATTAAAAGATATGAGAGAAAGGATTCGGCCAAGGGGCCGATACCTTTCAGTGGATTCTTGTATAGCTATTTCTTTTATTTACTAAAGAAGAATGTAGATACATTTTTAATAGATCAATTAGGAAGAAAAACATTTCCATTAATTACTGATGATTCATATGGAGATGAGGAAGAAGAACAACAGCCAGGTTTCAGGCCAGAACCAATTGAATATACGCTAGAACAATTTATTGCTACTGATGAACTAAATGAAATGTGGGTTCTTGGAGAAAAAAACATTCCTCCATTCGATCAACTTACCGTTCAAGAGAGACAGCTGATAAAATGGAGATTCGTAGATGGCAAGAAGTCAAGTGAAATTTCTCAAAAAATAAATGAACACCCAAACACAGTAAGAGAACACTTGTCTAAAATAAAAGAAAAAGTAGCACAGCTTATTATAGAACACGACATGCAAGAATTGATAAAAGAATTGAAACTAAAAAAGGAAGATAAATGAACCTTCAGAATATAGAAAAGCTACAACAGCTTCTCTCTGATTTTTTAAACCCTCAAATACAAGAAGTTATAAACTCCTACGTAGAAAAGGGGAAAGATAATTTATACTTTATAGAGATACCTGAAGCTGATGTCGTTGATCTTGGCTTAGACAAGCTCGCATCTTTAGTAGCTAGAACATCAAATGTTTATGGAAGAGCAGCAAGATTTGCTGGCATGGCGCGAGCAAATTATAAGTTAATAGAAGGAAAATATAAAAAGGTTTATAAGTCTTCTAGAGTTGGCAAGAATGAAGCTGAAAGAGAAGCAGCTGCCATGGAGGCAGCCGAGGCAGAATATTCTGCATTGGTTACCTGTGAAGCAATTGTCAACTTGGCAGAGTCGTTAGAGAGCTCGGCAAGAATTGCATCTGAGTCTGCAAGAAAACTTATGGATAAAGTCCAGTCAATGCAGATAGCTTCAAGTAGAGAATCAAAAGGTTATTATTTAGAAGAAGACTTCAAAACATACTAAAGGACAATCATGTTTATTGGGCATTATAAAAATGTAAATAAAGTAGACGAATTTTATTCTGAAAAGAGAGAAGGATTAAATTTCCCCACCCAAGTTCAATATAAAGGCAGTAGATACCTACTCGTCAATACCTACATTGCTAACTCTAAAAGTCAAGAAGAAAATATAAAAAAGAGAGCAACAGAGTTAAATATCCTAGTGGATGTTAAGATAGATTAATGAATATAGAAGTTTTTTGTGATGGAGCCTCAAGAGGGCAGGGTCAAAAAAAGAGAGGCGAAGCTGCTTGTGCAACAGTTGTGTATAAGAATAGAAAAAAGGTTGCACAATTTGCTAGAGGCCTTGGGTCTAGAACTAATAATGAGGCTGAGTACGAAGCAGTTATAGCAGCGTTGTTGATATGCGCTTTATCTGATTTTATTGATCCAATTATTTATACGGACTCTGCGGTTGTTGCTAATCAGGTCAATGGAGTTTGGAGGTGTAAGAGTCCAGCTCTACTACCTCTGCTTATGACGATTGAGGAAATAAAATCAGAGTATAGATTTAGACTTATACAGGTTCCAAGAAATTTAGTTTGGGAGCCAGACTATTTAGCAAATACTTTTTTAGATCAATTAGAACAAAAGCAAAAAGAACTGTGATATAATTTATGACTATGAAAAAATTTAGAGATAATCAACCAATAATAATAGGTTTAGCTGGTAAAGCTGGCAGTGGAAAAACATCTGTTGCTGAATCGATTATTCCAAAGGGTTCTTTGGATGCAACTAAGTTTGGTTACAGATGGGATCATTTGTTTTTTGCATTGCCGCTGTACGAAATGGCTTCTATTAAAAAGAATATAATGGGAGCAAATGAGAAGTCTAGAAAACTATTTGCTTTACACTCAACATTGTATGATCTGTACGGTAGTTCAGCGATAGGCAATATGCCAGCCTATGATAAGTTTGTTGAAATGGTTAGAGAAATTGAAGCTCTACCAATTGAACCAGAGGGTATAAAGCCACGAACATTTCTCCAAAAAGCTGGAGATATATGCAGACAGGATTATCCAGAGTGTTTCGCACACTGGGCTATAATTAAAAGCAATAGACTATATAATCAATTTTGTAATGAGAATGATGATATAGATAATTCAAAGATGGCAATAATTATTTCTGACGTTAGATATCCAAACGAAGCAGCTGCTATACAAAAGCAGCCTAACGGGATAGTTATTTGTTTTGATGCTTCCGAAGAAACATTAAACAATAGATTACTTAAAAGAGATGGACAACTTCCCACAAAGGTTCAGTCAGAGCACGCGTCAGAAAATGGGATAGAAGCAGTAAAAGAAATGGCAGATATCATCATTAATACTGATGATATGTCCCTTGAAGATCAAACATTAAATACACTAATAGCACTAGGAGTGAAGGTAAAAACAAATGCCTAAAATAAGTAAAAGCGCTTTTGAGCAGTCAACAGATTCACCATTGGATTCAATGATTAATTCCAATCCAGGAATAAGTATTACAACATCTCCAGTTTTGGTCTGTGGTGTAAACAGAAAAATAAACATTGGAAACTTTGAAAACATAGATGTCTACGCTGGAATAAGTCTTCCACTGGGCGAGGTGTCACTTGAGGATAAAGAGGCTCTTCAAGCAGCAATAGAAGCTGCGGCAGCCTATGGGTTTTCGATAGTCTCAAAAGAGACTGGAGATAGATATGTTTTAATTAAAGAGTCCCAACAGGGCAAATAGCTAAAACATATATTTGCAAGTTACTATTATAAATAATATAATATTACTATTAATTATCCAAAATTAAAATACAAACAGAGGTTAAATATGTTTAAGAAATTATCCGATAAAATAAAGTCAGCTGCATTTAAAGCTCAAAAGTTAAATCCAAATAGCCCAATTGCTAAAGCTCAAGCTAAGGTTATTGACGAACTCGTAGAGCAGGCAGAAGCAGTAGCAGACATTGCAGTTGAAGCAGCAGAGAAAATTGCTTCAGATGCAAAGAAAGAAGTTGCTAAAGCTGTTAAGGAAGCATCAGCTCCTAAGGCTAAAAAGGTTGGTCCTCGTCCAGAAGATGCAGCAAGAATAACAACACCAACTGCAAAAAAGGGTCGCCCTAAGAAAGACACTAAATAAATATTTGCCCTAAAATATAGGCAGCTATTATGGCCATCGCTTCAGTAAACAATATTATTATTGACAACAACATTCTATCTTCTCTTGATATAGAAAAGTTATTATCATATATAAAAAACCCAGAATCTGCGCAAGAACTTTTACCAAATGGTGACGGGTGTGATTTTTATGAAGACGGTACTCCAGTAAAAATAAAGTCAGTATTCTTTAACTGGCATAATCAAGATATTTATCCAACAATAAATAATTTAATTGATTTAGTTAAAGAAAAGCTTGAGTTTGGATATGGCCAAAGGTTGTCCTGTGACCCCAGAATATGGGGCAGGGTTTGGTCGGAGGGGGATTATCAATCCCCGCATTCCGATAGCGAGTACAATAGCTCGGAACTATCTTTGGATATAGATGATTCAAGGCCAACTTGGAACTCTGATATTCCTAGATTTCTAGCTGATTATTCCTCTTTGGTTTATTTAAACGATAATTATGATGGAGGAGAACTTGTTTTCCCCGAGTATGCTTTAAGTTTAAAACCAAAGGCTGGGGACATAATAACATTTCCCACAAATGCTATGTATTTACATGCTGTAAATAAGATAAAAAGTGGTACTAGATATAATATACTTCTAAAGTGGTTTAGAAAGACAACCTTGATTTCTAACGTCATGCCTAAAAATATGGCGATTAGAGATCTAGTTGAAACTTTTTGAGGAATGGTATAATATTATGGTCATGAAAAATTTTACATATATATCTGGTCCAAGAATGGGACAGAATAATTTTATGTATGGCATAGAATTAAAGAATGCACCAAAGCCAGTTAAATCTACTCGTGTTAATAATAATAAAAAAACAAGGAAAAAAAAGTAATGGCAAGTCCAGCATGGCAGCGTAAAGAGGGAAAGAATCCTGCCGGTGGTTTGAACGCTAAAGGTCGTGCATCAGCTAAAAAACAGGGCATGAACCTAAAACCGCCAGTATCATCCAAGCAAGCAAAGAAGTCGCCTAAAGCAGCTGCTCGACGTAAGTCGTTTTGTGCACGCATGGGCGGAATGCCAGGACCTATGAAAGATTCAAAAGGAAGACCAACACGTAAAGCTTTGTCGCTACGCAAATGGGACTGCTAAAAGTTGGCACATTTTAAAATTAAGAATAAATAGGAGAATACTATGGCGATGAAAAAAAAGAGTGGTAAAACAAATCCAATGGCAGCTGCTTCAAAGAAGCAGAAGGTAACAAATCTCATGAAAAAAAATATGGCACCAGTAACATTCGATGGTACAAAGAAAAGACCAACGAAAAAAATGGGATCATAATAAGGATTTTTGGTTACTATGTCTAAGTATGTACAGAACACTGTAATTCCTCATGAAGAGGAACCAGTCAAAAAGAAGGCCGCAGCTAAAAAAAAGGCTGCTCCTAAAAAAGCTAGCAAAACTAAGGAGAAATAAATCATGGCTATGAAGAAAAAAGGTAGCGGAACAAGCGCACCAGAACCAACCGTATCAAACGGTCAGATGAAAATGGCAAATCGTCCAGTGAAAAACCCTGCGACACTTAAGAACGTTGCAACTGGCGGCAAGGGCACTACTGCTCCAAAGCCAAGCGTTTCAAGTGGTCAAGCTAAGATCGCCCAAAGACCAATCAAGGTTCTTGGTAAGATCGGTTCAGGAAAGGCAAAGAAGAAGTAATGGCTGCCAAGAAGAAGATGCCAGCTATGGGTAAGGCCAAGCCAAAAACTGGCATGACACCTGCTCAGAAAAAACTTCCGCCATTTATCCAAGCGGCAATTGCTAAGAAAAAGAAAAAGTAATTATATTACTGCGTCCCCCAATGCCTAAGAAAAAAGTTTCCTCATATCAAAAAAAAATCAAGTCTGTAATGGGCGAATTTGGTAGCGGAACCCTTCACTCTGGCAAGGGGGGACCGGTAGTTAAATCAAGAAAACAAGCTGTAGCTATAGCTATATCATCAGCTAAAAAGATCAAGAAAAAGAAATAATAGGAGATTAACATGAGCAAAGTAGCATGGGATTATATTGTCCCAGTTAAACTTCCAGCAGATCTTAAAGGTATTGAGCCCGGCAAACTGCCAGCACATCTTTTGCGTCCTATTGAAGCTGGCGGAAAGATGCACTGGCTTGCAGCAGCAGCTTACAATGCAATGGATGAGGCTGCGAAAGCAGAAGGCATTGAGCTAAAACCAACCTCAGCAGGTGACACATACCGTAGCTATGAAAGCCAACTCGCTGGTTTCAAACAAAGATATCAGCTTGAGCCAGTGGTCGGAACTAGCACAAAAACATTTGAAGGCAAGACTTGGTACCTCAAGAAGGGTATGGCAATGCTTGCTACTCCAGGTAAGTCTCAGCATAATCTCGGTTTGGCTGTTGACATTGCAAATGCATCAGAAGCAAAGCGCCTCAATTGGATGATTGCAAATGTGAAGAAATTTGGTTTTTCGTGGGAAGTTGTTCCCTCTGAACCATGGCACCTTCGCTATGTAGATGGTGACACACCACCTGCCGCAGTTGTAGAATGGATGTCGAAGAATAATTGGTCGAAGCCAGCAGGTGCAGCAACTGCACAAGCCGCTCCAGCTGCTAGTGGCGGAGCAGATGTAAAGAAACTACAGGAAGCACTTAAGGCAAAGGGATTTTACAAAGGTGAAATCAATGGTCAAAAAGACGCTGCAACTGACGCAGCTATAAAAGCTTTTAAGGTAGCAAATAAACTCCCTGCCGATTCAGTTCCTGGACCAAAGGTCATGGAGCTTCTAGGCATTAAAGCATAATGCCATGGAACAGATTACTGTTGCTCTCATTGGTGTTGTCGGTGCTATTATTGTTACTCTTCTAGAAAAAGCCAGAAGAGAAAACAAAGAAGATCATGGATATGTTCGTGAGCATCTTATTAGAATAGAAGATAAAATAGATGGACATGTTAGAGATCATGCTGGCGGTTTCTTGGGTGAAATAAAAACTATAAATAGAAGAAGGAATAATGGCAGCAAAAAAGAAAGCAAGTAGTGATAAATGGATCCAGGGTGCAATAAAAAGACCTGGTGCATTTACTGCAAAAGCAAAGAAGGCTGGCAAGTCTGTAGCTGGAATGGCAGCAGCAGTTTCAAAGAACCCAGAAAAGTATAGTCCGCTTACTCGCAAGCAAGCTTCGCTCGCTAAAACACTTAGAAAAATTAGTAAAAAGAAATAGGAATATTATGGCTACAAAATACTGTTGTGAAGATTGTCATGAATTTGACGGTGCATGCACCTATTGCTTGGGTGTAGAGAAGGCCTCTGGTTCTAAAAAAGAATTGAGAATTCATCTTGGATATATTGCTCTTCATTTAATTCAAATGATTTTAATCATAGGATTAACAAGATAATGGCAAAACAAAATAAACCAACGAAGCCAGCATTGTGGTCTTCGGCTAAGTCTCAGGCTAAATCTAAGTTTGATGTCTATCCATCTGCATATGCGAACGCCTGGGCTGCTAAGAAGTATAAGTCAATGGGCGGAACTTGGAAGACTGTTTCAACCAAAAAGGCAAAGAAGAGTAAGTAATGGCTTGTTGGACTGGGTACTCCGCTAAAGGGATGAAGTTAAAGGGTGGCAAATTAGTTCCCAATTGCACTCCAGTAAAAAAAACTAACAAGTCCACAAAAGCAAAGAAAAAATAATGCCTGGTCCTAAAGGTGTTGGATTAACCAAATGGTTTGACCAAAAGTGGGTTAACATTGGCGCCCCTAAAAAGAAGGGCAAATATCAACCCTGCGGAACTTCTGGAGCTGGTGGATCAGGGTATGCAAAGTGTGTGCCTGTAGCTAAAGCTAAAGCTATGTCAAGTGCTCAGAAAAAAAGTGCAGTTCAAAGAAAAAGAAGATCTGGAACTCCAGAGAGTGGAGTCAAAGGTCAGGCTCCAAAAAATGTTTCTACCTTTGCAAAACGAAAGAAGAAGTAAATGCCGTTACAACATCAACTATTAACATTGAGCAATACTTCTTCAACTATATTGACAGTTGA